CTTGTGGATATGATAATCCATTACTAAAGTTTTCATTTAATCCGACTATTTCTCCATTAAGCATGGCATGCTCCTCGCGTGTTCTGTCGTCCATAACTGCAATCCATTCTTTTCCGGTAGCCACTCCTGACTGTTTGTAGGCCTCAATCAATCCTTCATTGTTAGCTGTTGTTGACTCGGTCCTTGCAATAAGCTCGGCCCTGTATGTTTTGTATTCTGTGAATACTCCTTGAACTCGCTCCGTTAGCTGAACTATTGTTTCGTTCGCTTCCATTCCGGCTGATAAAGTATTCTCTAATCTTTCAAAAGTAGTGTTAGTTGTTGTCTTTGCATAGAACTTGGCTTTCTGTGCCATAATCTTTTTCATTCGCTCGGTCATTTCTAAAGGCTTGCTTATTCCTAAAAGGTCCAAGGCGCCATTGCCGGCATCTGAAATAAGTTCCTCTAAATAAGGAGTAATGAACTTTACTGCTAAAGAAACTTCCTCATCGTATATTCCGTCTAGCTCAACCTTGACTCCTTTCTTGATTGACTTACCTAAACTTAAAACTTGGAATATCCTTTTCTCTTGTTTGTTGGCAAAGTCAATAACTCCTTCCTGTAATTGTTTTGATCGTTGGTCAATATATTTTAATTGAGCTTCTGCGTAATCATTTCTTATTTCTTCTTTAATGATTGGCTTAAATGATTTTTTGTTAAATGCTTTTTCTTCGGCCGGCGCATTATAATCAGATCCCATTGGCATTAAGCTAAATGGAACTAAAATTACATCGCCTCCTTTGACATCTTCTAAACCAAGCAATCTTCTCTTTTCGTTTTGAGTCATACAATAAGAATTGCTTCCGGCTTCAAGCATTAGTTTTGTTTCGGCTTTATCTTCCGGAACTATTTCTTCAAAATCTAAATTATACTTATCCGGTATTACTGTCCAATTAAAGGCCTCTGCTATTTCCTTAACTTCCGGTGTGATTGTTTCCTGTAAGAAAATCCTGTAACTTGCTTGCGCGTTGTCGTATTTAATTTCGTCAAAGTTTCCTAAAATAGATTTAGGAACTCCAGTCATAATGCAAATGTCATTAAGATTACAGTTTTTGCTTGAAAGGTATCCAAGTTCCTCCGGACTTAAACCGGTCTGTTGATAATCAACATTGCCTCCCAAGAACATCGGTATCCCCGACTTCTTCGCGCCGGCATACTGTTCTTTGTATCTGTCTTTCTGTGTTTCTACTTCTTCTTGAGTTAATGTTTGGTCCTTAAACTTTAATATGCCTTTGACACTTCCTCCATTCTTCAAAACATTTGCCTGATAATCGTCCAACTGAATACCGGTTGAGATGACTCTCTTTCCGGCCTCAATCAATGTTTCGCTTCCAAGAGCATTGGCAGGGTCAATTCTTACAATCCTAATTATCTGTGTTGCTTCGTAAGTTTTAATTCCGTCTGTCTTTGTTTGGTATTTGTAAGAAGTAATCTGATTTGTTTCTTTATCAAAAACTTCTGTAATAGCGCGAGGGTCTAATAAGTGCATCTCTGTTATCTTGCTTGTTTTCTTTCCGGTGTCATTTCCAAACAATTCAGGGATAGTGCTTTCATAAACACAAAATACATAGGCCTTTCCTAATAAATCTTTATGCTTTTGTAGTGTTGAGAAGAATTGCTTCCCACTCATCAATTTGTTTGGCCTGTTGAATAATTTATAAATCCATTCTGCTTCGCCTGCGTCCGGAACAACAGTTCCCTTTAGGTCCTTGACCAAGAACTTTGTTTCTCCTACTTTTTCCGCTCGCTTGTTGATTGCCTTGTTAAGATAAAGAGATAATTTGTATAAAGAAAATCCTCCTCGCTTCTCGTATTCTACATAATCAAAATCACTTGTATTGAATAATCCATACCAAGTTTTTTGCTTGAGCTTGTTAGAAAAGTTTGATATCAGTTTTTGAATTGAGTTTTGTTCTTTTGCCATTTTATTAAAAAACAAGGATAACCAATTACGCCCTTTCGGACTGGCTATCCTTGTGCCTCAAGAATAAATGTCGTTATGTATTAAACTATTTTAATTATAACAATTAAAAAATTACTGTCAAGTGTTAATAACTAATCCCCCCTTACATTAAAATTATTAACCTCTTTTATAGCTCTGAAAGCAACTATTTTTCCTCCCTTAATAATTACTGACATTTCTAAACAACCAAAATTAAGGTCTTTTGCTTTTTGCTTCAAATAAGCAAACCATTTTCTTTCGTCTTTATTTTCTATCTCCGGAATAACTTTTTCGTTCATTTGATTTTGTTTTTATTTATTCTTATTGCCGACCTATATTATTCCTGCGAAAGGTTTCTTATAAAAAGTAAGCATTAGCGCTTCTGCATAATCCGGCGACTTGTTGGTCCTTGCCACTAGATCTGCTTTCGGCTCAATCTTTACTAACCTTTCCGAAGTTGTAGAATATCTAATCCAAAGCACCTGCACCCAATTATCATTCTTTTCTAATCGGACATCTTCTCCTCTTATCCAAGCGCCTAAATCCCAATACAGTTCTGCTTTCAAATTAGCAAAGGTATCTTTGTGAATTGCGCTTGAGCCAACATTTACTGAATTGACCGGCAATCCTTTTTCTCTAAATCTATCTGCCACACCTCTACCAATTCCAATATCATCAATACTAACATCGTCCCACTCAAATCCCCACTCTCTTTGCAATCGCTCTATCTCGGCTACATTGACCATTGTGTTATCGCTCTGATTTTTTCCGGCGACTATTGCGAAAGGCCCAAACCTTAAAACATAAACATTATAGTCCCCACCTCCTCCAATATCACAACCTAACTTCAATCTGTTTTTTAGTTTCTCGCCTCGCTCCTTCGCCTTCTGCAAAATAACCTTTAATGCTTCCGGTGTAATTCCAAATCTTAAATACTTTGAATAAACCAATTGTCTGTATCCGTCCTTTGCAATCTCATCTTCGGAAGGAAACTCGCAATCATAAAGAACTCCGAAAAAAGGTTTACCTCTTGCTTCCTCAATATCTTCTTGCTTCATTCTGCCTTCTCTTATGGCCATGTTGCAATCAATATAAATCTTGTGATAGGTATTGCTTTTCCAACTTGATAAAAAATGTGAATAAGGAAAAGTGCTAAACCAAGGATTACCAATCTTACAATAAAATCGCTCTTTTGTTTTTCCTACAATCATTCTGAAAATAGTAGCTTCCGTCTGGTCCTGAATTAAACAGGCCTCGTCCTCAATAACAATCTCGGCTCCTAAACCCATTGCCGAAGCAAAACTCTTTTTGTAATTCTTCTGCTCTGCTGATACTACGAATATGCCTCCTCCGTTTCTTAAAACAATTCTATCCTTGCTTCCTTCCTGCCTTAATCGCTCTAACTTTGTTTCTTGCTCTAACTGTCTTTCAAATCTATAATCGTCCCCAAGATGTTCAATGAAGTATCGCATAATAATCTTCGCCTTCTCGCCACTCGGAGCTACAATGGCCACTTTACGGCCCTCTGTCGCACTTAAAATGATACAGGCAAGCGCTACTGTTAAACTCTTGCCGTATTGTGTTGGACAAATTATCTGGACTCTTTTGTAATGCCTAAAAATTATAGAGCCGAATATGTGCATCTGCCCTTCCGTTATGATCTCCCCAAATCTTTCTCCGTCAACAATAAAGTGATTAGCTAACTGTTTTATCACTATCCGCTCGTATTCCGTCATTTCCGGTAGGGGAGGTTTCAACATTTGCTCCTTCTCTATTTTGAACTCCGTTATTGGCATCTTTTTCTGTTTTCAGTTTTCTAATCTCATCTAAAACATCGTTTAGCTTTTTATCCTTGTCGTCAAACATCTTGTCTATTCCAAGGTTACCCCAATCTTTCTTAAATAATCCGGCGCTAAACTTCGCCTCTAAAATCATATTTCTTAACTTTCCAATTAACTCCATGGCCCTTGTCTTGGCCGGCAAGCTAATGACCTGCTTCTCAATGTAATACATCTGCTTTCCGTCCTTATCTAATTTGAGTTGTCCGGTTTCCTTGTCATACAATTCCATTTTAATCTCCCTGCTGTTCCTCGTGATTATGTCCCATGCTTCTAAACATAATGCGTCAATCTCTTGTTGGAACTTTCCTATCTCCTCCATTATTACTTCTTTTGATACCGACTCGCGCGCTTCTTTGAGTAAATCCTCTTTAATATAATAAGCTGTTTCCGGAGCAATACCCAAAATCTCTCCAAGTTTATACTTACTTATTCTCGGACTTCGGACCAATACTGCTCTTGCTCGGTCCTTCATTGCTTCTTTTTCTTGTTTGCTCCACCTTGACATATTAGTTATTTATCGTATGTTATTAAATACCATTGTAAGCCTTTTTCCAATTAACCTTCACTTCTGCAAGGTTATGCGCTTTTGAAAAAAATGAGGTTACTATCTCCGGATACTTCCTGACCATATACTCTACACTCCGGTCATTCTTCTCCTTGTTAAATCTAAACATCTCTACTCCTCCTTTGTTTGCGAACTTGGTATTGAAGGCCCATTTGTAAAAACTGATATTCTTCAATCCCTTCTGTAACATCTCAATCGTAATGTCGTAATCCTCAAACAATTCAAATCCGTTCGCTACATCGTAATTGATATTATACTTATTGAGGTTGGCTATGTTGAAAAACATAAAGGCCCAACATCTTGTATTCTCTTTCTGTTCTCCGTCAAAAAGGAAGTTAGATCCTCCGAATGATATTGTTGATTGTCCGTATTCTTCGTGTCCTCTCAAAAACATCTCATTGAAAGCAAACATCTGAACTATATCTCCTTGCGTTGCCTTTCGCATTCTCCAGTATTTAACCTTTTCTGTTCTAATACTGAAACTATCCATATCATCGTCTGCCATGCAAAGTATCTCTGTCGGAAAATGACTCTTGAAATAATCCAATACGAAGCTCCTCGCGTATCGTATTCCCTTGTTATTTTCTCCTAATACTCCTATTGTAGCTACCTTTTCGTATTTTTGATAGTCCTTTAGTTCGTTTGGCTCTACAAAAAGGTATATATCTTCCTTTGAGAAAATCTTATAAAGCATCTCTAATGTCTTTTGGCGCTCCGGTCTTTGTTTTGTGCAAATTGCTATTTTCATAATTGTCTTGGTTTTTTTATTCTAAAAAAATAAGGTATCAATCCTTCAAACATTCCACACCTTTTGCATACTCCGTCCTTTCCGTAGTTATGGCCCTTAAAAAAACAAATTATTCTTTTTAATATCATAGTTTTTTAGGATTATAAAAATAAATATAGTGTCCATTCTTATCTCGGCCTTTGGCTATCAAGGTCTTATTAGTAAAGTTCTGCATATTGTTGGCCCATTTTAGATCATCCCACCCTTTCTTAAAATAATCAAAATAGGTTAAGTTCTTTAGCGAAGCTCTTTTGCAACCTCCTCCCAAGTTCATAAAGGTTTCTATCTTGCAAGTTTCTTTGAATACTCTTTCCTTCTTTCCTAATTCCATTGCCTCGTCAAAAGTTATAAACCCTTTCTTTTTGGCTTCGTTTACCAAATAGGTATATTGCATTCGGCAATAATTATTTAGGCCCTCGTTCTCGTCCAGTATTCCACAACAACTTCCTGATCCTTCGCAATAATGCTTAAAATCTACATCGCTGAAAAAAGGTTTTACATTGTATTTATGGCACATAGCAACAAATCTATCGGCCCAAACTTTCTTGATGTTATAGTCCAGTCTGACATATCCGGCGAACTTTCCTTTGAACTGTCTGTAAAACTCAAAGATGTCAAATCCTATGGCCTTGCTCAATCTGTCGTAATTGGCGCGCGTCTTTTCTCTACCACTCGCTCTCCAATCTAAACAAAAGAACTCTGTTGTTGCGCTTTGACAACCGGCCTCACTCGCATTCTTGATTAAATCTTCCAAGCTCTTATCTGTAAGTCCTATAACAAATGGCCTCATTCTCAAGGTTGTTTTAGTTCCGACTGCTGATAACTTCTTCAATACTGCAAATCTTTTGGCCGGAGAAGGAACTCCAACCTCAACCAATCTTGCCTGCTCCTCGTCATTAGTGATTATGCTTGCCTTGTAGTGCCACCTCGCGCCGGCTTTCTTAAACTCATTGAAGTATCGTTCGTCCCTTAAAATCAAATCGCTCTTTGAACTAAATGAAACAGGGTATTCCAATTCGTTTAGGATTTTCATAATCTCAAGGCCCACTCCATACTTTTCCTCTAAAGGACAAAACGGATCGCTTAATCCTCCCCATTGCATCGGTATTTTCTGCCTGATGTAATCGCTATATGGTGTTTCTTTTTTTAGAGTAAAGATATCTCTAAACTTCTCAACAATTACTGCCTTGATATTCTTATCATCATAATTGTCTTTGCCAGGACCTACACCTCTGATGTATTGGCTAAAACAATAAGCGCAGTTGTATCCACAATTACTATACTGGTCAAATGTCAAAGGCATTGAGCATTCTAATACCTCGCTTGTTATTCTTGGACTTTTGTATTCTTCTAATTTTTTATTCATCTTCGCCAATTAACTCTACTAATTTACCAACATCTAATTCATTCTGTCTTGGAGTCTTGAAGAAAGCAATAATAGCATCGTATTGTTCCATTGTTTCTGCATAAAATCCTTTCTTTTGTGTCTTATTCATTTCCGGTCTTTCTACTGGAACATCAACTCGCTCTCCTCTTTCAAACAATTTTTGTAAATCTTCTCTGTTCTCTGTCTTTTGGTCCGGATTGTCTTGGCCAAAAAGAATATCAAACTGCATTTTTAATATCCTGCATTCGTCATCGGAAAAACCGGTTAGCTTTATCTTCTCTTGGTCCTCGGAGATCTCCTGAATTAACTTAATCAACTTCTCATCGTTCCACGAGCCGGTTATTTTATTAAGCGCTATGTTCAAAATCTTTTCGTCCTCCTTGCTAATGTCTAAAACAAAACAAGGAACTTCCTTGAAGTCAAGTTCCTTTAATGCTTTTAGGCGAGAATGACCACCTATAATTGTATAATCTTTGTTTACTACTAAAGGTTCAACCATACCAAACTTTCTAATAGAGTTTTTGAGTCTTTCTATTTCTTGCTCCGACATTATTCTCGGATTGTATTCAGCATCTTTTAGTAATTCTACTTTAACTTCAATTATCTTCATTTTTTTATATTTTATTAAGATAAGCAAACTCCTTAAATAATTCTTTTGCTTTTTTATTATATGCCATTCCAGCTTCTTTTTCTGTTAAAAATCTACCACTCCAAACTTTTTTATAATTTAATTTAATTTCGGCAATCCACCTTTTTTTCCTACCATAACCATTAAAATAATAAACTCCTTTGTATTTTGACTTGCCTCTCTTTTTCGGACAATTCATTGCGTTTTGTTGATGTGTCGCAATTCTTAAGTTTCTTTTTCTATTGTCTAACTTATTACAATTTATATGGTCTAATTCTTTTCCAACTATATCAAATCTATTATTTAACATTATAATTCTATGCATTGATCTTGGAGTTAAAGCCAAACACCTTGCATAAGGTTTTCCTCCTTTTCTAACTCCTCCGGCTGACCATTTATATTTCTTAAGAAAATTATAATCTTCATCATCTACAATAGCATATTTTTTAGGATAACTTCTACTATTAAGCTTAATCTTCTTCATCTTATTTTTTTAATGCTGATAGCATTTGAATTATTTGAATTAAAAGACCTCTTAATTGATTGAACAATCCCTCAACCAATCCTACTCTATTTTTCAATGCAACATTCTCCTGTTCTAATTGCGCGACTCTTACTGTTAAAGATTGGATCTGTGTTGCGCTGTTTCCACATTGCTCTTGTAAAGCAATAATGTCTTTC